TCTGCCACTGTTACATAGTTGGAGATGTCAAAAGCCATTAGATTCTCCACCCGTCTTTCCACATTGCTTCCTCAATGGTTGGCCCATGCATCGCACGAAATTTGGCTCTAAGTCTTAGCCTATGTTGAGCCTCTATGTAGATGCCTGTGAAGACACCTAAGCCAAATAAGACTGCTGCGTATAAAAAGATAACTATTGTCATGCCCTGATTTCCTATTCTTAGTTGTAAGCCTTGGCGCTTACATGAATAGTTTTAGCACGACAGGCAGGATTCGCACAAGCACTTTGAGAAAACAGGCGTGTTGTGACTTGTGTCCAAATGATTTTGAATCACTACATGTAGTGAATCAACCTTATTTATCAAGTCTGGCAAGGATTTGCCGCCATTGGCGTAAGGCTGGATGGCATAAGTCATTGTGTCTATGTAGGCCTTTATGGGCTTAACTATGCCCCATTTGACCAGCATTCCTACAAGGGTAAGAATTGCAATAAGTGAGCCTGCATACTGTCCAGCTTGTATAAGTGTCATTAGTTTGCCTTGAACTGTCTGCCGTCTAGCACAATTGGTGTTGTGCCGTCATGATCTAAGTAAATTGCAATGTTCATTGTGCGGTTTACAACTATGGAATGTGACAAAGTGACCCAAACTTCTTTACCTGCCATGCCGGGATGTACTGGGTAACTGAAGTGGCCTGTGTAATCAGCAGCTGCTGTGTTTGGGTATCTGCAAAATCTGAACCTAATTACATTTGGCAATCCAGTTGCAGGTAATTCAATTTGGATTGTTGTTTCAAGTGTCATTCGCTTAGTGACTCTTGACGGCTTCCAGCTTGTATTACCTAAAATGCGTACCTTAGTGGCATCATTAGGCAGGATTGCCTGCTTGTCTTTATTGCTCTCAACTTTAACTATCATGCCTTGATCCACTTATCAGGATTTCTAAACTTAGTTGGATTCCAAGTACGCTGTGCAAGAATTTGGAAGTGTAAGTGTGGGCCTGTGGTTCTACCTGTGTTACCTGATGTACCTAATAACTGTCCCTGACGTACTCTTTGGCTCACTGACACGTTTACCCCATTAAGGTGGCAATAACCTGCCCACAGGCCTGCTGTGCCGTCCTCAAAGGCATCATTTTCGACTATAACGTGAATGCCAAAAGACCAGCCCCAGCCTTTTTTGTAAACATGTTTGCCAGCGTGAACCACAACGCCCGGCACAGCTGCTACAACAGGTGTGCCAATTACAGCCTTGTAATCAATGCCTTTATGAATGCCACCAGATTTGTATTTAGCCCCGTAGGGAAATGAAACTATTCCTGACTTAATCGGCTTCATCTAAGTTGGCCCTGCCATAGTTGTCATACTCTGGATTAAGCCAGTTAATGATGATAGGTAATGCTGAAACAAGGCCAATGGTTAGTGCCGGATGAATGCCCAAAGTGTCTGCATTTACAAGCAACCAACCAAGCACACCTGCGCCAAATACCTTTACAAATGAGGCTATTGGGCTATGTGCAAACCAAGTTAAAAATGTCATTTTGTGATTTTAGTTTTTGCTTGTGTTGGAATTGGTTCTGGTTCTGGTTGAACAGCTGTTTGCACCAAATAAATCGCATATTCCTCGTCAGTCATCTCTCGTACAAGGTCGTCTATTTGTATCAGTGGGTTTGTCATTTGTTATGCCTTATATCCGTAGACTTTGATTGTTCCACCAGTAAGTGTTCCAGCTGATGGTGTGATAGTGAATGCCGTGTAACTTGTTGTATCACCTAAAAAGCCGTTCATCCATCTTGTTAGCATATTGCCACCAGCCAGACCCATAGCAACAGCAGTGCTTGAAAATGTTGTTTGATCGCTAGCAAATGGTAATGATATATCACCTATTGCGGACAAACCCTCGGGGACACCTAAGCCAAAATTCCAAAATGCTGTGTTATTTTGACCTGTTACCGCACTGCCTGCTGTATAGTTTACTTCCCAAATAGCGGCTCTGTAACCTGTCGCAGTTGATCCTAAAGTCATTTGCAAAACACAGGTATTGGATGAAGATGCGCCACCAGAAATGATGATCTTGTAAGCATCATAAGTAGCACTAAATGCGCCTGTAACTGTAACGCTTGAAACAGCGCTGCCAATAGTTTGAGTTTTAACTAAAGTTAAACCAGCAGAGCCAAGGCCAAATACTGTTGCGTCAATGGCGTCGCCCAATGCCTCAATGGCTGTTGCGCCATCCTTGACGTAATCGGTGCTGGTTGGTACTGGCCAGCCGTAGTTTGGGGTGGTTGTTGCCATGCTATAAATCCTGCCATTCTGTCGTAGTTGGAGTATACCCTGCCCATGTAACAGTAGGTGCGATTTGCAGCCAAACTTGGTTCGGGTATGTCTCGGAAATTGCCGAGCAAATTAAAGTCATTATCGCTGTGTAGCGATCAAGATTCCATTTAATGCCCTCGACAAAGCCATCAAAGGTTCCACCGAATACTGCCGGCAAATCCTGTGTGTAGATTGCTGATCCAACGTGCATGAGGATCAGGGCATCCCGAGTCGAATCGGTAACGGTTGGACTGTGTAACGGGATCGTAAGTTCCTCTGGATAGGTGCGTGGGTAGGCGCGACTTTCCAAGAATGCATCAGCCTGATTTTGGGCATCAGTGCCGTTTTCTAGCTGCGTGGATCGGCTGCCTGATAGTTCGCCAAATGATTGCTGGCTAGTGTAATCAGCCGCATACTTTTCTTGGTTGTTCTTGTAGGTCAAGGTCACATCATTGACAATTTCTGACCACTGGGCGGCTTGTCGCAGTCCTACGGCCAGCAGGTCATCATCAGTAAGGGTAAGCGGTGTTAGTGTCGCTCGGCTTGTGTATGACTCATAATGGATTGATCCGTCAGGTGCTTCATACAGGAACCCTCGGCCAGACTGGGCAGCATTCTGGGCCAGCGTCAGGGCATTAGCCACGCCATCGCTGTAGGCAGTCAATTCGTATGTGCCGGGCGTATCTATGTCAGCGATCAGATTGTCAACCAAAGTTTGGTTAGCACCGCCCCAGTTGTCCCATGTGGCAAGGCTGCTCACAGCTGACCAAGTAAGAGTTGGCACTACCTCATCCCAATTTTCTAGGAATGCATCAGAAAGAATGTTCAATACGCGTGTGCCGTCAAACTCTTTGGCAAAGCCTAGGCCGCCTGTTGTAAAGCGGTTAAGGATAGCCAGTGGGCCAACGGCTGTGATGCTGTAAATTGCCACCGATCCCTCACTGCCGTACGCATCAAGGCTAATATCAAGATCAGAGATTGTGCCTGTGTAAATGGTGCGGTAAGTATTGGTTGAATCCTTGACTTGTATTTGAATGCTGTCCGATAGGTTTACGTTTAGCGCGGTGTCTGCATCAGTCCACAGCCTTACATTGGCAATGCCAACTAGGGCTTGTTCGTAAATGTCTCGGCGACCAACGTTTATTGAGATGTTGCTAATTGTGTTGTCTGCATACTCATTAACCCCAGCAAAGATGACCTTTGGGTATGGCGTGTAGACGGTCACAATGTTGCCCCGACAAAGTTTACTGCGCCTGTGCGCCTTGCGCTATCTTGCAGCAGCTTCTCAATTGATCTGCGAGCAGACTCACCATCGATGATGCCGTTCATTATTACGGTCACGCCGCCGCCGTTGCCAGCATCCGGGCGAATTGATCCCGAGCCACTTGGCACAAATAGTTCAGGGCCAAACTCGCCTACTCGGTATGGCTGATTGCCCATAACTGATCCGCCAGCTGCTCTTGCTTTTGGCCGAGGTGTAAATCCTGCTTCTGGAATGTTTAAGTTCAATGGGTTTTGAATAAATCGCAATGCAGGAAGTGCGGCTTGATAAGCATTTGAGATGGAGTTGATTGCGTTGGCAACTGTTTCTAATGATGCTGCAATGCGTTCCATCATGCTGGCAGCTCCGGGTCCACCATTTGTTACAGTTGAGAATAGATTTCCGAAAGCATCAGCAACTGCTCGCAATGCGCCGCCTAAACTGAATGCACCATCGCCCTCAAAGTTTCCAGCTAGTTCACGAGCGCGGTTGCTTAACCCCTCTGGATCATCGCCACTAAATCCCTTAGCAACTTTGTTAACTTCCTCTAGCAAGGTTTTCATGGTTGGCAGTAATGCCAAAAGCTTTAGTGGCAATGATGTTGGCATCCAATGGCACACCAAGCCGAGTAAGTGCGCCTAGATTGCCGTTGTAAGCCTTAGACAAGGCCATTGAAACGCCCTCTAGGTCTTTACCCGTGGCCGTGCTGATGTCCATTGCTAGGTTTGTAAGTTGCTGGGCCTTGCCTACATCGCCAGTCGCCCGAGCAAGGTTAGCCAGTGCCGGGCGCAATTTTGTATCAGCAACGCCAAAGGCCAACTGTTGCTTGGTGATGTATTCCTCGGTACTGGCTATCTGGGCATCAGTTGCATTAGTCGTATTTTTTAGCGCAATAGCAAGTTGTTTTTGTGATGCTTCGTCCTCTACTGCGGCTTTGACTCCATCTATGCCGATCTTGACTGCGTATGCGGCAGCTGCTGCGCCAGCAACAACAAAAGCGGCTGCGGCTATCTTGCCGTATTTTTTAACGCTATTAGCAAAACCCTTGGTGTCATTATCGGCTTTGTTTAGGCTACGGCCAAACTGATCAACATCAGCTAGTAAATTAAGTTTAAGAGTTCTTACATCAGCCATTTTCTGACCACTTTTCTATGACTCGGGTACTAACTGCTTCTTTCCAACGTCTTGTCAATTCTGGCTGGATTCTTTTAAGTGTAATAAAAATACCGTAACCCTCATTGCCTCTGCCTTGAGCAGGTGAGCGATCTGGGAATCGGCGGCCACCATTTTCAAATGGTGCTGGCCCACCAAATTCTGAACCAAACAAAACCTGACCAGATACTGCGCCGCCACTAAATCGGCCTTTGCTTCCACCAATGGTTACGTTTGGAATACGATCCTTATTGGCTCGAATAGTTGCCGCTACCTTTTGGGCTTGTGCTGGCAACGGGTTTAAGTTGTAGCTGCTTTGCATTTCTGTGGCAGACCATTGGCTAATGCTTGTGACATCATCTTTTAAGGCTTTCTTTGCGCCCTCATCCATCTCTCTGAATGCCTTGTAAAGCGATTTAAGATCCCGAGAGTCAGGGGTCATTTTAACTGTTACTTTGTCAGCCATGACCATTCCTCTCTGTTATCAGCTGTAATGCTGTGTTGATGTCTGCGAGTGACCATTGGTACAGATCAGATAATGGAATCCCGGTGACAACTGCTATTCTGACGAGTCCGTCAGCGAGTTCTCTTTTGGGCTTTCCTCGACCACCTCAAAGGTTTCAAACTCATTGGTGACCCATGCTTGCTGGCTTGGTAACTTAGTATGCCCTTGGGCCTTAGCGGCCTTGTAGAGCATGCAGGTTATGACATCCAGCGAGCCTTGGCTCATCTTTTCTGCCGCTTGGCTAACTGTGTAACCGAGTTCTCTTTCGATCTCAATCCACAACCAAGCGTTATCATCACTCACTATGTAGTTATTGCCCTGTTTTGTTGTAACTGTGTATTGCATAATGGTTGCCCTGTTCTGCTAGTTAGGCTCTTGTGACTGTTCCATCCTCAACAACAAAGCTGAGGCTGGTTGTTAGTACGTCTGTGGCAGCGCCACCGACTGTTGGAAATACTGGAAACACGTTGCCAGTGAATGTGTCACCGTTCACATCAAATGAGAATGCAAGCGATGTATCTGGTGCGCTGTTCGCTGCATCCCAAAGTGCCGAGATAATACCTGCACTTGAAGTATCGTCTAGGTATAGTTCCACATTTAGTGTGGCGGTCTTATCAACGGTCTTGTAAGCGCGACCCGATAGGACTTCAAGTACCTGCTGGTTGTTTTCGCGCTCTAGTGTAACTGTTGATGCTTGGTCAGCGTATGACACAGAGTTGATGCTCAAAGTCAGATTCCGACCAGTTATGTATGTTGCTGGCATGACTTGCCTTTCTAGTTGGTTGTGACCATCTCTATGT